AGATCCATCAGTATTAAATCCAACTAAACTCTTATCTTGCCAATATTTAAGAACTCCTGTAGTTTGATCATAAGAAACAACTCTTCCTACAGCAGTAGATCCAACTCCTACGGTTTGAGTTACTTGTCCATCTAAATTGAAGGTAGCAGTAGTATAACCTGCTCCAATTAATTTTAATGCATAAAGAGAGCTTGCTTTAGAAAGAGTTAAATTAGAAGTTGAATCGTAAGATTGGGGATTTTCTACAATTCCAATTCTAGCAATTTGGTTTCCAGTCACAAAATCAGGATTTTCTGCATCATTTTCTATCTTAGAGTAAACTAAAACATTATTTGCTCCCAATTCCTTATAAATATCTGCCCCATGTCCACCTTGAGGTGGAATAATTACATTAAATATTGGCAAAGTTGTACCAGTAGGAACACCACCAGAATCCAAATCTACAGTTCCATAAGTATAACCAGACCCACCTTTTGCAATATTAATAGATTCTACTTTAGCATCATTATTAATAACAATTGTTGCTTCTGCACCAGAACCATCTCCATTAATAGGAACTCCAGTATAAGTTCTATTAGCAGTTCCTATACCAGCTCCTCTATTAATAATAGTTGCTATTTTTAATTGACCACTATTAGATGCATTATCTCTTACTGCAGAATTATCTGTACTTGTTTCCCAATCATCGGGAACAGGCATAAAATTAGTAGAATCAAATTTTGCAATATCTCCTGGTTTAATAGTATAAAGATATTTCCAAATATATCCATCACCACTATCACCTGCTGCTTTAGGTTCAAGATCAGTAAATGTAGGTTCATCTAGAGAAGGTCTTCCAGAAGTATTTTCTGGATCTGTTCCATTCTGCAAACAAATATAAACCTTAAAATCTTCATTTACAACAAAATATTTGGAAGAATATAAATTAGTTGCTCCAGAAGGTTTTGCTGTATTTGTTCTACTAATATCACCCCTATACATATCATATGTTATACCAGATGTCCAAGTATTTTTATTCACCATTCTACGCACATCAGAAGAAGTAATTTTCTTCATTGCAATCATAGTATCCCAATAATCATCTTCTTGTTCAAAACTATCCTTAGGAGAAGGTGGATTAGTATCCCAAGTAGAGGAATAATTAGTAGCATTAGGTAAACCAACAAAAGAATAATATGAATTTACCGAAGAAGTTGCAGCAGAGACGAAATTCTTCGCATTCAATATTCTAAGTTGATCAGTTATAATGGCGGACATTTTACGATTTTTTAGTTATTTATGAATTATAATTTACGTATCTTAAAGGATTAATCCTTTCAATTATAGGTGAAGTAGATATTCCAACTAATCCATTAGAATTTCCAGCATAAGATGTAAATTGTCTAGCAGATCCTCTAGGAGCAGTAACAATTCTACCCCAACTATATTCACCAAAGAACTCACTATGTCCAAGTCCAGTTAATCCATTATAATCTTGAACACTTACAGTAACTTGAGCAACATAGGTTAATCCAATTCCTATACCCATAGTTTGAGCAATAGAAACTTGAGCAACCTCATAGATATTATCTAAGAAAGAAGTTCCTATTCCTACTACAGTACCATCTTGATATAAAGAAGTTACTGAAGCACCTACATTGGAATTAGATACTGTGAAGTAGTATCCAGTAGAAATTCCACTTACAGTGATAGCAGTTCCCACAACAGCTGCATTTCTGAATGGAGAATCTTTTGGAAGAAGTAAATCAAATACAATAGCAGTAGATGCTACACCTACAGATGTTGTAGATATACCAGATATAATTCCAAAATCACCAGAATATGATACATCATTAATAGTTTCAACTAAAGAAACTACTTTAGGTTCTCCTATAAGAACTGAAGGAGCAGCAGTGCTGGTATAAGCAAATCCACTAGTAGTTCCTCCATAAGAAACTGTAATGGCATTAACAGTTCCTACTCCACTTATAGTAGCAGTTGCTCTAGCACCTTGAGAAGTAGTTAAACCAATAGGAGTGGTAATTGATACTGTAGGTGCTATAGTATATCCAGCACCAGGATTTGTAATATCAAATGAAGTCACAGTTCCAGCAACTGAAACAAATGCAGTAGCGGATGCTCCAACTAAACTATCTTGAGAAATAATTCTAATATCAGTTTGATTATCATAATTCTCCTTATAATTATCAAAGAATGTTCTTATATTAGAAACATAGATTACAGTAGATCCTACTCCAACAGATTGTATAATATTAGTATTAGGATATATCAATGGTTCATATTCAGTTCTATCTTTAGTAACTGCAACACCATCTATAAATTTATCTTGAGTTTGTCTAGACCATATAACAGATCTTTGGAATGTTTCATTAGTAGTAATTCCTGGACCAGCATAAGAATTTGTGTCCAAACTATCTGAAGAATTTACACTAGTTACTGTTCTCTTCTCTTCTTCTAATCCAACAGATTGATCATATAATCTAATTTCATCCCCCTTCTTAACTGTTTCTAATATATCAACATTAGTAACATCTACAGATCCTGTTCCTCTATAGAATAAAATCTTAGAAGTATCACCCTCTTTTGGTGCTTCCTTAAAGGTAATAAAACTACCACCTTTAAATTCATAACCATCTCCAGGAACTTGAAGAATATCATTAATGAATACTAATATCAAAACTTCAACATCTATATTTGATCCTGGTTTTGTTTGAATAGTTTGTTGCACTCCATTTAGATTTAATGCAAAGGATATTGTTTGTCCATCAAATAATGAATCCAATGGATCAAGAACTTGGAAGTCACCAACTGTCCATCCAGCAAAACTATCACTTACAGTCTCATTAATTGTAAGTTGGAATTCTCTAAATTCAGAAGCACCTGCGGTTGGAATACCAACAGTACCACCAACTCCAACAGTTAACTTCTGAGTTTCACCATAACCATATCCTTGATTGATAATTTCAAAATCAATAACACTACCACCCATACCAACAACGATATTAGCTCTTGCTTCTGATCCTACACCAGATTGGTTTGAAGGATAGAATAAAGGCATATTATCATAAGATAATGGTTCATCTATCACAACTGATGGAGGATTAGTTGATGTATAACCAGTACCAGGATTAGTAATAGCAATACTTACAATATTACCTCCACTGATAGCAGCAGTACCAATAAATTCAATATTAGGTTCTGAAGTGCTTAATGTTTGAACACCTACATTAACAACTGTTTGAATACCAGATCTATATCCAGAACCACTATTTCCAATACTAATAGAACTAATAGTTCCTAATCCAGAAACAACAGCAGTACCACCTGCAGCAACCAATGGTTGATATCCTAAACCTTCTGTAGAACCAACAGAAACAATAACACCACCAAGAGGAACATTTGCAGTATTAGGATCATAGGATACTGATGAAATAGATCCTGTAAATTGAACACTAGTAATTCCTGCACTTTCTATTAATGTAAAATCACCTGGTACAGCAATACTACCAGAATACCTTTGTGGTCCTTGAGGGACTTGATTAACTAATATAAGGGCATTATTTGTAGAGAATCCTGCTACATCACTACCATCAGACTTAAGAGTAAATTCTGTTGATAATCCAGTGAAATTAGAAGAAATATCATCAAAAATATAATTACCAGCATAAGGTTCATCAGAACTACCAGTAATACCAGATCTCATAAAGGATCTTCCATTAAAGGATGAATGAGTTGCTATACCAACCCAATCCCTTTCATCAGGTTCATTAGTGGTAGTTGATAATGGAGTTAATCCTACAGGAGCAGTAAAGAAGTTAATAGTACTATCAACAATATTATAATTTCCTTCTACCTTAGTAATTAAAGTATTATCACTATGAACACCTGATTGTGTACCCATCCAAGGTCTAGTTACTAATAGAACGTTAGTAGCACCTAATCCAACAGAATCCACCTTCATAATCTCATCACCAATCTTCAACATATCACCACCAGTAATAGACGTTATTCCTGATAATTTAATCTTATCTGTGGTAGCAGAAACATCAGCAGTAACAGTAGTAGTTACAGCAGTAGCAACTATTGGTGATTGAACCACATTATCAATAGTTAATATGCATCTTGAATTCTGTTTGGTAGAAGTAAAGGAATGAGAAGTTCCAACACCAACAGCAGTGATATCCAAATAAGTAGGTGTAGTCTTTAATGCATTCTCTGCAGAAGTTGCAAGTCTAAGAGTAGAGTCATCAACCTTAACAGCAAAAACTTTAGAAGGCATTTTATCTGTAGTACCATACCCAGTTATAGCCTGAGACTCAATTTCAATTGCTGAAGTAGTACCAGCTCCAGTATATCTGTAAGATAATTCCTCTCCAGTAACAAAGTAATGATCAGGTATTCTAATAGTATCTTCTGTTAAATTAACTGTAGTAGAAGCACTTCCTACAAAGTCTCTCTTAAAGATTGGTAGTTGTCTATGCTGAAGTTCAAATGCCCTCT